GAAGAATGACAGCCGCTGAATTAATTACTCAAGCAACTTTAGATTCAAGAGCTTCTTGGGAAGCTTTGATGGAAATTAAATTAAAAGAGCTTTATGATCTATTTCAGATGAGTTCTGATAATATCATTGCTGAATTGAATCGGTTATCTATTGAGGGTAAGATCCCACCCTACAGGTTAAAAGCATTATATAATAATATTCAGAGTGAAATGCAAGCACTGAGAATTGCTATGAATCGTAAAGTTAAATCAATGATGAGTAGATCAATAAATGCCGGAATAGAAGACCAAATATTAACACTGGATAAATTAAAACTTAAGGATCTATTTACCGGTAAAGCCAATCTTGGCACTTCTTCTATGAATGCAGATGGATCAATTTCAAAATACAATAGAGAATTATCTACTTATGTAGAAAGTATGTGGGGTCAAATAAATACAAATGCTATGGAATTCCTGATGAGATATGAATTTTCCGGTGAAATGTTATCAACTAAGATCTGGAATATTACAAGAAATGCCGAGAGGGCATTAAGACAATCCATATCAATGGCAGTTTTAGAGGGTCGATCATCTGCTGAGTTGTCACGAAGCATAAGAGGATTCTTGAATGAACCCAATAGATTGTATAGACGAGTTACAAAAGATGGTCGACTCGTTCTTTCTAATGCTGCTAAAGGTTATCATCCAGGTCAAGGTGTTTACAGATCCAGCTATAAAAATGCAATGAGATTAGCACGAACTGAGATCAATCGAGCTTATACAGAAGGAGCTTTAAGGTATGGGGCAACTAAACCTTGGATCGATGGTTATTATTGGAGAGTTGGAAGTGGAAATCCGTGTCCAATCTGTTCTGATGCAAATGGACAGTTCTATTTAAAAAGCGAAGCAACTGGAATTCCAAGTCACCCTCATTGCTATGATGAGCAAACCGAACTTTACACATCAGATGGATGGAAATTCTTTAAAGATTTAAATGGTAATGAAAAGATATTATCATTGAATCCAAAAACATTTGATCTTAAATGGCAAAAGAAATGGGAAAATATTGTTGCTGATTATGATGGAGAGATGGTTAATTTTAATAGTATGAATCTTTCTCTTTCCGTTACTCCTGATCATAATATGTTTGTCGGTAAAAGATCAGACGCTAAAGATAGAAAATTCAAATCATTCAGAATGGTTCGTGCCGATAAAATAATAAAAGACGATGATTTATATAGAAGCTCAAAGTGGATTGGGAAAAAGCAAGAGTATATCCAAATCGGTGATAAACAAATTGAATCCAAATTATTCTGTAAATTTATGGGCTGGTGGTTATCTGAGGGATGTGTAACAAAAAGAAAAGGTTATAATTGCTGGCAAATAGTAATTTCACAATTCAAACACGTAGAGCAGTTAAAGAATGATCTCAGTGAATTATCAGAACATTATAAATTAAATTGGTTTGATGGCGGATTAAGAATATATGATAAAGACTTGGGAAAATATCTTGAACAGTTTGGCAAATCATATCAAAAGTTTATTCCAGATGAGATCAAAGGATTATCTCCAAATTATTTAAAAGCATTTTTAGAAGCATATAATCTTGGTGATGGAAGTATGAGAAAACCTAAAGATTATAAAGGTGGAGATTTTAAGGTAGAGAAAACATATTATACTACATCAAAAAGACTTGCCGATGATCTTGGTGAATTGATGTTAAAAATAGGTCATCATCCATCATTCTATCTGCAAAAAAGCAAAGGTGTAACAACTAATCATAAGAATGGCGAATATACATCAAATCATGATGTATGGAGAATCAGGGAATGCTATAGTCAACATGCTTCAACATATAAAATAACCAAATCCCAATATAAGGGCAAAATATATGATGTTGCTCTTCCTGAATTTCACACCTTATATATTAGAAGAAATGGGAAAGTTGTATGGTCAGGAAATTGCATGTGCTACTGGGAAATGCATATAGCTGAAGAGAAATTAATCCCATTAAAAGATGCAGCATAATAAGGAGGAATATATAATGAAAGCTAAAATAATGATTCTCGGGACGTTAAACGAAGCTACAATAAATAAAGAGAAGGCTATTATTGAGAATGTAGCATTACTATCATCAACTTCTGCTAATAATCGTGAATATACAGAAGATTGCTTAAGGGGATCAGTTAAACTCCTTGAGGGTGCAAAATGCTATACAGATCACGATAAAACAGGAGCTACAAGGGGAGTAAGGGATCTTGTAGGAAGATATGAAGGTGTAAGGTATGAAGACAATAAAGTGAAAGGCAATCTCCATCTATTGAATGATGGTGGAGAGGTCTCAAAGAAGATTCTCGCTATTGTTGAACAAATGCCAGATCTTGTAGGCAATTCTATCTCAGCTCGTGGTCGTTACCATAGATCAGATGGAAGAGATATTGTTGAAGAATTAACAAAAGTGAATAGCATAGATATTGTAACTGATCCAGCCACAACATCTAGCCTATTTGAATCAATCGAAGAAATTAAAGAAGAAAAAAAGGAGGAAGAAATGGATTTATCAAAATTAACATTAAATGAGCTAAAAATAGCTCGCCCTGATATTCATGAAGAAATATTGAAAGAGGGTAAAGATTCTCGTAATACTGAGGTTAAAGATCTCAAAGTAAAAGTAGATGACTTTGAAGTTAAGGAAGCCATTACTGTAAAGAAAGAGAATGTGCAAAAGATTCTCAAAGAAGCAAAGATTGATGAAACTCTCGTAACTGAGACTTTCCTTGAAACTTTGAATGAAGCTAAAGATGATGAGATGATTAAGAAAATCATAGAAGATCGCAAATCTGTAGCAAAAGAAACAAAAGCTGGAGTTAAGCATTATGGAACCGATAAAGTAGAAGATCTCAAAGAAGATAGAAAAGGTGAAATAGATGATAATGAACTCGAATCAGCAATTTTAAGCTAAGGAGGAAAGATGGCTAATAAAAATCGTGTATTATATAATGATCACATGATCTGCATGGTTGATATTGATGACACAACTGTAGTGGAGCAGGGTGATTCTATTGTTAGAGCTGTTTCCGGTGACGTATCTGCCGATGCAACTCTTACTCTTGGGTATGGTTGCCCAGCTGATTATATGGCAGATGCCGGAGATGCTGCTGCAAATAGAGCAACTTTCGCAGCTCAATTAATCGGAATAGCTTTGCAACCAAAAGCAGTAACCGATAATGATGAGAAGATCGCAGTTGGTTATAATGGAACGTTTATCCTTGATCAAGCAACTGGTGCAGCTATCCAGATTGGGGATAATCTTGAAGGGTATTCAGATGCCACATATAATGAAGCCCAAACATTCGTTGAAGGTGATACAAGCGTAATCGGTACTTGTATTAAAACAAAAACCACTACTACCGCTGTAACTGAGGTTGAAGTATTCTTACAGCCTCCACTAATGAATGTGTAAGGAGGATAGATCATGAATACTAATCAAATTAAAAAGATATATGAAAACAGCGGATCGAATGATCAGCTCCGTACCGAGGTTTTTACAAAGAAACTTATGGAGATGATCAATTCAGATAAATCTGCACTTACTGTAGATGATATGTCAATTAAATCTCTTCATGAAGCTGTTTCTTCTAAGCAATTCCCTATTATCATGGGAACCCTGCTTTCAAAGGTGATGATAGAATCTTATAACAATGCAGCTCTTATTGGTGACGCATTAACAACTAAATTTAAATCCAATATAGCTGATGAAAACGTTCCTGGAGCTACACTCAAAAGCTCTATTGGTGAGATTAAAGAACTCCAAAACTACAAGCATACTGGTGACATTCAAGAGAAGTATGTAACAATCTCTCATAAAAAATATGGTGAGATTCTGGATATTTCAGAAGAAGCTCTTAAGTTTGATCGTACTGGCTTAATCCTTCTAACTGCTCGTGATTATGCAACTAAACTTGCTAATTTGCGAGAGAAATTGATTTTGAATGCAATTCAGGATGTTGCTGATTATTATGCATGGTATCCATCTGGAACTCGTGCAGCTATGTACTCAACCGGCACAACTGCACCTCATGTTTGCTCTAATCAGATCACTAATGCTCTTGCAGATTATACTGATCTTGATGCAGCAAAAGTTCTCTTTGGCAAAGTAACCGATGATGAAGGAGATGTAATCTCTGTAATGCCTAAGACTTTGCTTGTACCGGTAGCACTTGATACAATTGCAAGGAGATTGGTCGGGAACTCTGTACTTCCTGGAGCATCAAATGCTGAGAGTAATCCTTTCAAAGGTGCTTATAATGTATTAAGTTCTTCTTATCTTGATGCTCAATCATCTATCATCTGGTATTTAGGTGACTTCCAAAAACAATTCTTATGGAAAGAAGTTACTCCTCTTCAAGTTCAAACTCGCAATGATAGTAATAATGAAGCTGCTTGGAATAATGACATTGCTGCATCATTTAAAATTCGTTTCGATGGACAATGTAGATCTCGTGACTTCCGTTATGTAGTTAAATCTACAGGAGTTTCTTGATAAATATAATCGTTAGCCTATTCAATTTTGGGTAGGCTTTCGATATTTTCTTAAAGGAGGAAATATGAAAAAGATTTTAATGATATTAATGGTCTTCATAATCTCATTTGCTTTTGTAGCTTGGAACCCTTATTCTGGATATGAGATAGACGGAGCCAATGGTGTAACAATAACCAACATGACATCTATTGATGATGGGACAGCTACTTTAGAAAGTGGAAGTCTCACTGGATTAACTTCAATTTCTACTGAAATTGTTTACGCTAATGTCTTTAATTATGGGACGGTTGGTGGTACTGCCAATGCAATAACTTTAGATTATACGATTGATTTTGATGCTCTTGGTGCAGGATTAATAGTTACATTTATAGCAGATTCTGCTAATACAGGAGCAACGACATTAACTGTTGATGCTTTAACTACTAAGAATTTATATGAAGCCCATGATAAATCAGCTCTTGATGCAAATGATATTAAAGCTGGGATGCCAGTAATTGCTATGTATGATGGGACTCAATGGCAACAAATATCTCAATCAGGTAATTAATCATGGCAACAACATCAGCAGAAATGATCGCAAAGATCGATGTTCAGATTCTTGATGCAATAGAGAATCCTAAACCCGACTATAAGATCGGTGATAAAACTATTACCTGGTCAAAATGGCTTGCGGAATTGAGACAACTTAGAAGAGATTATATTGAGAATGGAGATTCTGAAATTGATATAATTACTTTTGAGGGATTTGAAACAGATGAACTCGGGGTAATTACATGAGTCTAGTTAGTCAAATGCAGGATGACACATTATTAATCTTAGCGGATTGGGCTGACTCTCTATTAGTTGAGAGAAACACAATTAATCTAACTAATGCAATCCCAGTGGATAGTTGGGCAACCGTAGCAACATATTCAGGAGACTGGCAACCATATAGAGATCGCAAAAAACCAGAATCTACTGAGGCTGGTATAAATGATCTTTATGACTCTAGGGTATTTTTACAATATAATGCTGATGTTGAAATTGGAGATCGAATTACTAAAGATAGTACTTATTATGAATATGTGCAAAAAATCTTAAAGTATGAAGATCATATTGAATTATTAACAACAAGAAATAAAAACTCGCTATAAAGGAGCGAATTATGAAAAAAGAAAATTATGATGCTTTACTCAGAAAAGCAGAACAGCATCTTGTGGCAAAGCAATATCCAAAAGCACTTAAGGAGTTCCTCGAATTGAATAAATCCGATAAGCCTCTTGGCGTTAAATTGGGGTTGCCAGATCAGATTGAAAAGTTGTATGGATTAATTAAGGATCAGGAATTTGCACTTGTTAGAGGATTGGGATTGATAGTTGTTAAAGCTCTCAATAAACAAAATCAATTTCAAGAAATCTATAGGGTTCCGATCACAAAGATGGTCGATGATAAAGGTAAAGATATTCATCCTTTGAGACTTCCAGCTATTGTAAGAACAGAATTTGTAAAAGCTGAATCAGAGGAATGGCTCGAAGAACAAGTAAGGCTATTCAAGGAAACTCAGGATGAAGATAATTCTAATCTTACAGATGAACTAAAAAAAGCTAAATCAGACTTAGATAATAAGATTGATGAAGTTAATGCACTCAATAAAAAGTTGAAGGAAACTGAAGAGAAACTATAATGCCTAAATATGTAATTGGTGCAGAGCAGATGGTAATGAATCTTAATCGAGTCAGAATCAAATGGCTTGGTAAGATTGCTGATGCAGTCGAAAAATCATGTGTTGATGGATCTAACCATGCTAAAGCAGGTCATGCTGGTATCGTATCTCATGCTAACCACAGATTTATGAGTCAAACCGAAAATCTTGTAAATTCAATAGAGCCAAAGATGTTCAAAATAAGCGTCAATGAAGTAATTGGTGGAATAGTTGCCGGTGAAGATTATGCACCATTCCTTGAATTTGGCACTTCAAATATGTGGTTTAGCTATCCGTTTCTATTTCCTGCACTTGTACATATTCAACCGATTCTAAGAGTAAGACTTGAGCTGGCTATGAGGGGAATATAAAAATGGCTGATCCTACATTAAATAATTACATAAGGAACACTATGAGAGATGATGCAACTATCAGAGGATTAACAGCTGAGACAGTATCTCCCTATGGTGTTTATTATCAACATCCAAAAAAAGATGTAGAACCATCATTGATTACATTTAGCACAATAGCAAGATCAAGGGAAGCTCAGATCAGTCAAATGATGATTATTGGAATAACCGCATGGGGAGATAATTTTGAAGAAATTCAGAATACAGTATATAATCTCTTCCACAAAACAGCTCCAGTATTAATTGATTATCGTATTTTGATTATGAAATTCATTGGGTCAAGTCCAGAGTTATGGGATGAAAGACTTCAATGTTTTTATAGGCAAGATCGTTATCAAATAATTTTAGCGAGGGATTAATTATGGATATTAAAGTTAAAGTAAATACAGGGAAAGTTATGGAAATAGTTGATGAACTGATTTTCTATTCTACAATAAAAGGATTGAGAAATTGGCTTTCTGGATATATTAAACTATTTGATCTTCCTGGAGACTTATTTCATCTTAAAAAGGATAAACTTAACTTTGAGATTCTTCCCTCGAAGGAACTGCTAAAATTGCATGAAGAAGCAAGGAGACGTTATGAAAAATTGGACTAAAGAATTTTCATTAAAATATATGACTGCACATCCAGATGAATTTTATCTAAATAAATTACAGCATAGATTTGATAAATTTGATGTTAAGAATGTATGTCAAAAGCATTTCAAAGCATTCAAAAATATTGAATCAGTTTGTGATATTGGGGCAGGAGTATTAGGTGGAGCATTAGCATTATTCCCATATGGATCAATGAGAACAATAGTTGATCTATTAGCTGATAAGTTTGTAGAAATTGACAAATTACCCGAAGGTGTTTATGCTTATCCAAATGATTTTGATAATACCGAATTTGAAACTAATTCTCAGGATGTTTTATTTTCATGGGAATGTTTAGATCACGCTCAGACCTTAGATCATTTCATTCAAGGTCAAAAAGAGCTTGTTAGAATACTTAAACCAGGTGGTTTATTATTTTTTTACCTCCCATTGAGAAAAGATCCTAAGAACGCTCATTTGATAATTAGAACAGAAGAAGAGATACTAATTGAGTTCTCTAAATTAGAATTAATCTCAAATGAAATAGAAATTGGCTGGGATCGTTATGAAAGAGGAATGTATGCAATCTTCACAAAAGAAGATCCTCTGGATAAGTGATACAGAAGGATGGGCATATGAGAATAGATTTAATAGGATCAGAAAGCTTTCAAAATATGATCATATTCAAATTCTTACTTCTGGATTATCAGTTGAGATGGTGAGAAAAATGATTATAGAAAGGGATGCTGATCTTATTATTGCTCAGAATCCGAGAGCTTTCTCATTGATCAGGATTGAAGATGTCCATAAATCAATAACTATATTCTCAGGTCAAAGATGTTTAACTGGCTGGGAAAGATGAATATTTTAAGTTATGAAAATTCATTGAAATGGTCATGGGCATTTGCTCTACAATCAATGAGTAAATTTTCAGATCATAGATTTGTAAGAGTTCAAAGAAATCCAGGATTTGAATTAGATCAGGATTTACTTGATTTTTTTGATATTACTCTAGTTCAAAATGTAGATTCATTAAAGCAGATTAAAGATAAAAAGAAGGTGGTATGTAGAATGGGCGGAATGCATATTGATGAACAAAATTCAAGTAAACGATATGATAATCCTTTAGCTGATTGTGCTGCAATAATCTCAACCAATAAAGAACTTCATAATGTTGCTAAACAAGTAAATGACAATTCTTTTCTTATCCCAAATGGATTAGATCTGGATATTTTCAAACCAATGGATAAAAAAGAAAGAACTTTTACTATTGGATTCGCTGGAAATATCAATGGGAAGGGAATTGATTATAAGGGCTGGTTACATTATGATCAGGCAATGCTTAGATTATTAATGGAAGGTGTTAATCATATTGAGTGCCTGTTCGGACATAGCCAGATAGATCATGAAGATATGCCACTTGAATTTTATAATCGCATAGACTGCTTAATTCTGCCATCAATAGCCGAAGGATGTTCAAACGTTACTATGGAAGCTCTGGCGTGTGGAGTTCCCGTATTGATCACAGAGGTTGGCTATCATGGAGAGAATTTAATAGATAGAGAAACTGCACTCTTTATCAAAAGAGATCCGCTTGATATAGTTGAGAAAGTTAATCAATTAATGAGTAATAAAATATTGAGAAAGACTTTATCAATAAATGGAAGAAAATTTGCTGAGACTAATCATGATATTAGCGAAATCGCAATGCTATATGATGAAATTTTTGACTTAGCAATCGCATAGGAGGAATTATGCCAGCAACAGATACAGAAAGGATTACACTTGGTAGTGGTGATCTATACCTTAATAACGTTCATGTTGGGTCGTTAAAGGGTAATGTTGAATTTACCTACAATGGAACATTAAAGAAATTCAAGCCAGCTTTAGCAACTGGAGCGGTTAAAGTGTTTCGCATCGAAGAAGTTGCAACACTAAAAGCTAGTCTTGCAGAAATAGAAGGAGCTAATTTTAAAATTGCTATGGGAGTTACAACTTCGGTTTTAAGCTCTTCCAGCTTTCCAAATTATGACCCTTCTTCTTACTCTGTACCAACATCAGCAAGTTATGACATATTAAAATTTGGTGGATCTAAAACAGTAACAACAAACAGTTTGAGATTTGTTCACCTGATTCCAGGTACAAGTAAATATATCGTGATAGTATTTTATTCATGTTTCAGTTTAGCACAATGGAATTTGCCATTCTCAGAGGATACTGAGACGATTCAGGACGTTGAATTTGAAGCACTTGCAAACGATGCAAGAGACGCAGGCGACCAAATGGGCTTTATTGCTCATCAGGTTCTCTCTGCTTGATAAGTAATAACAGGGAGGGATTCTCCTCAGTCCCTCCCACATTATGAGGAGATAATATTATGAAAAAAATTAAAATTTGTGAAGGGATCAAGATTTCAAATAAGATTTTTACCAAAACATGGAGAGAGTTGGAGAAGTTTTTTGGAGTTCCAATAACAAAGATTGGTGAAGTCTATGAAAAGAAAACTCAAAATATTGATGATCAGGAAGATTTATTGTTGATCTTAGTAAATCAAGATAATGACTTTACTAAGGAAGAGATGATTGATCTGATTGATAAAGATGAAAATAAAAATGTTACTTTATTTGGTTGTTTGGCAAAAGCTATTACCATTTTCCCAAATGACGATGGAGAGGATAAGAAGTTGGGAAACCAGTAAAAGTAGATTGGAGTGAAATGTATAGTTTATTAGCAAGAGAATACGGTTGGACATTTGAGCAAATAGGATTAATGAGCTTAGATGAGTTCTTTGATTCAATTAGTTCTATTGTGAAATATCGTCAAAAGGTTTTTCCTGTTGACATATCATTAAATGCAATTTGTACTTTCTTAGGAATTAAAAAGCAAAAACCAATTACCGATACTGGTTCATTAAAAAAACTTAAAGGATTTGCTGCCTTTGAATTTACTGAGGATCAATTTCAAGAATGGTATAAGGCGGGTAGCCCTAACCCATCTAAATTTTTTAAAAGGATAAATTAATGGCATTACCAGGAATGAGTGCAGGAAAATTAACAGCTATAGTTACAGCGAATACTACCGGATTAACTACCGGATTAACAAAGGCATCTGCTCAAGTTACAGCCTTCTCTAATGGGGTACAAGCTAAAATGGCTAAAAACTCTGCAGCTATTGCAGGAATGGGGAACGCTGCCGCTGCCGCTGGAATAGCTATTACAGCACTCTCAGTTGTTAGCATTGCCAGATTTGCTAAATTCGATAAAGCAATGAGGCAATCCACCGCTGTTTCAAAAGTTACTTCTGAACAATATAAACAAATGTCAAAAATGGCTGAGGATGCTTCAATAGAATTTAATATTGCTGCCGATAAAACAGCGGAAGCCTTCTACTTCTTAGGATCTGCCGGATTAACAGCAAAAGAACAAATTCAAGCATTTAGAACATCTATTCTACTTGCGAAAGCTGGAGTAATGGAAATAGGTGAATCAACTGAAATTTTAGTTGATATAATGAGGGGATTTGATATTCCATTTACGAGAATATCAGAAGTTGCAGATATGCTTACGATGGGGTTTATTTCAGCGACTACAACGTTATCACAACTTGGGGAGGCGATGAAGTATGTAGCTGGATATGCTGCTACAACTCATAATAATCTTCAAGATATGGTTGCTGTATTGGGTATATTTGCAAGTGTAGGTATTAAGGGATCAATGGCAGGAACTTCGCTTAGAAGAGCTTTAAAAAACTTAGCGGCTCCGACTTCTGGAGTTAGAAAGGAATTAGATAAATATGTAGATGTTTATGATTCAGCTACAGGTAAAATGAAATCTTTCGTTACTATATTATCCGAGTTAGTTCCTGAACTTGAAAAAGTAAGTGAAGAAGAAAGGAATATGGCTATTAGTTCAATATTCGGGGCTAGAGCAATAACTGGAATGTCAAAATTAATTAGTAAGGGAAGCGATTATATAAAAGAGTTTGCACAAGATATTGAGAATTCAGGCGGAACAGCTCAAAGGATTGCAGATAATCAAATGTCAGCTTTTACAGAACAACTTGGAAAGACATTCAAAATATTAGATTCTATTGTAAGAAAAATTGGCGAAATTGCAGTAGGTGAAATTTTTGGTAATCTTGATACATTAAACATTAAGCTTGGTGCAACAAATACAAAATTAAAAGAGAATGATGAAAATTTAACTTCATATATAAAAAAGACGATTTCATATTTTAAAGTTATAGGTAAAATTATTATGACAATTTTTCAAGGAGTAGAATCAGCATATGCTATAATAAGTGGGGCTATAAGAATATTATTTAAGTTTTCAACGATGATGGATTTAATAATGCAAGAAATGGCTATTGCTGTAGGAGTTATATTAGATAGTTTTGCATATTTAGTAAAAAGTGTTTTTACCGAAGCTTGGGAATACATGAAAGACTTTAGTACAAAGTTTGATAGATCTGTTAATGCAATATTAGACTGGGATTGGGAAGGATTAAGAGAGGTTATTTCTGAATCATTCACACCAGACGGATCTGCATCTGCCGGTTTCGAGAATATGTTAGATAATTTCAAAGATTTAGGTGCTGATCTAAAAGATGCATTTAAGGATGATTTTGATGACATAGATGGAATAATAGCAGTTACATTAGATAGACTTAACACTCTTGGTATGTCTATTCTTGGATGGACTAACGCTTCCGCCGCTGCCGCTGCTGCTGCTCTTGCCGATGCAGAAGCTGCTGCCGCTGCCGCTGCAGATGGTGGTACAGGAGACGGATTCCTCGATCCTTCTACTTTTGAATTCGGGAAAGAGTTGGGTGGTGGAATACCCGATCCCTCAACTCCTGATATTTGGGGTGCTGTAGGTGCTTCGGTTGAAAATGCATCTGGATTAATGAAGAAGTTTAACGTTGCACCTTTGAAAGAAATTGATAAAGAAGCTAAAAAAATAAATCAAACATTTGTTCAAATGGGTGAAATTATTAAATCTTCGATCGCCAATACTCTTGCAGATGCCTTTATGGGAGCTAAAATCTCAGCTGAGGATTTCTTTAAATATTTACTTAAAGAGTTAATCAAGATTGGAATAATGATGGGGTTGACTGCATTATTTGCTCCTGTGGCTGCCCCTGCCGCCGCTGGTGGAGGTGGTATAATTTCTGCTGGGTTTAGTGGATTATCTTTGCCCGGTGGTAAACAAGGTGGATTATTCCAGAATACTGGCGGAAATATTAATATTCCTAGTTTTGCTGGTGGTGTTTCCGGTTATCAGATTCCATCTAATATCCCAATGGACACAATGCCAGTAATGGTAGGCGGTGGAGAGGAACTTGACGTAAGATCAATCGGACAGGTTTCAGATCGTGATAATTTACTTAAGC